TTCCTAGTGTATTAAAGTTTTTTGAACAAAAAGGCGACAACGCGCATGAAGAAGCAATGGCTAAACTTGAAATGGAACGAGCTTTGGCTATGGCTGAAAAAGGTTTTAAATCTCAAGAAAAGATTGAAGAGTTTAAAACTGACCAAGTTGAAATGGAAACCTATGCAGCTGAAAGACTTGCGTTATACAAACATGATGAAAAACATGCGAAGAATGCCTCTACTTGGGTGGTTAATCTTCGTGCTAGTGTCCGCCCCATTATCACCTATATTTTTGTTTCTATATTTTTATTTGCTGACATAGCAGGTCTATGGTGGGCTATAAATACTGGAGTAGATTTTGAAACTGCAATGAATATAGTTATTTCTACAGAAGAGATGGCGATTATATCATCTATTATAGGATTTTGGTTTGGCTCTAGACACTGGGATAAATAGTGAAAGTATCAGTCGAGGGAACGGAATTAATAAAACATTTCGAGGGCGTTCATGCATCGCCTTATAAGTGTCCTGGCGGATATTGGACTGTTGGCGTTGGCCATCTCATCAGTCGGCATGCTATGCTATCTCATAAATGGAATCGCACACTATCAGCTGTTGAGATAGATGCATTACTTAAACATGACTTGGAACGATTTGAACTGGGAGTTATTAGGTTATTACATCCAGTTAAACCAACCCAATCTGAGTTTGATGCTCTTGTCAGCTTTAGCTTTAATCTTGGTTTGGGATGCTTTCAACGAAGTACAGTTCGCTCAGCGTTTAAGCGTGGTGATAAAAAAAGAGCTGGCGAAGTTCTTTTAAAATATTGTAGAGCTGGTGGACGGAAACTTAAAGGATTAATTAGACGGCGATTGGCAGAACATGTTTTGCTAATGTCAAAAGGATAAAGTATGCCACTGAGCAAGTTAAAATTTAACCCTGGTATTAACCGTGACCGTACTGACCTAGCTCAAATGGGTGGCTGGTACGATGGTAATATGATTCGTTTTAGAGATGGCTATCCTGAAAAATTAGGTGGTTGGCAGGCTGAAACTTTTACTCCATATGTGGGTGAAGCTACTAAACTCTTCGTTTATTCAGTAGATACTGGCGCAGAAATTGCAGGTCTCGCTACTACTAAAAAAATCTATGTCCGTGCAGGAACAACCCTTTTTGATATAACTCCTATCCGTGTAACCTATACTACTTCAACTACTCCTTCTACTGATAATTGTTTTACTACTAATACAACCGCAGGTACTGAAGGACAAGTATTAGTAACTATTACAGGACATGGAGCTGAGACTGGAGACTTCGTTACTTTTAGTGGGGCTGTAGCCGTTGGTGGTATAACAGCAGTACAACTTAATTTAAACTTTGAAGTGACTGTTACCGGCGCTAACACTTTTACTATTCAAACTGCAGGTACAGCTACTGGGGTAGCCACGGGTGGTGGTACAAGTATTACTGCCGCATTTGAAATTAACATTGGTGCTGATTCTTCAGTGGGAGGTTATGGTTGGGGTGCAGGTACATGGAGTCGAGGTGTGTGGGGTGGGGCATCAGTAACTCCTGCTATTATTAATGTACGACTTGTCTTTATGGACCACTTTAATAATGACTTAGTATTTAATTTAAATGATGAAGGACCTATTTATTATTGGGTCTATGATGGAGCTTTTAATAACAGAGCTGTTTTACTAAGCTCATTACCGGGTGCTATTGCAGTTCCAACAGGAACAGAGAAAACATTGTTTGCACCGAGTGGACACCTATTAGCTTTAGGAGCAACTGAATATAGTGAAACTTCTACAGCTGGAATTACTATTGCAGGACTTGTAAGTGTAGGAACTACAGCTACCGCAACGACTGCTACGGCTCATGGACTATCTACTAATGATTGGGTTTATCTTTATGGTCAAACTCCTACTGCTTATTCTGGGACTTATCAAATTACAGTAGCCAGCACTACAACATTTACTTACACATTACCCGCCTCTGCAGGAACAGTAACCGCAGTGGGAGCTTATCAAGCCATAGATTATACAGCTGGCGATTATGACCCTATGCTCATTAGATTTGCTGATGTAAATGCAGACATAGGACCTAAGCCAGAAGTATGGAGACCTGAATTAGCTAACTCAGCTGGTTTCTTATTTGTGAAAGAAGGTTCTAGAATTATCACAGGTACTAATGTAAGACAAGAAACACTTATTTGGACTGATACTTCACTAAGTACACTACAATTTTTAGGTACAGCAGAAGTGTTTGGGCTACAACTTTTATCTTCCGATACTAATATTATGGGCGCTAACGCATATGCTAGTGTTAATAATAATGTTTATTGGATGGGTACGGATAACTTCTTTATTTATGATGGTCGAGTTAATGTACTTAAATGTCCTTTACTAAGATATGTATTTGAGGATATTAATAGGGCACAAGCACAACTTGTCTATGGTGGTACTAATAAAGAATTTAATGAAGTAATATGGTTCTATTGTTCAGGAGGAACGACACCTTCTACTTCTATTGACCGCTATGTAATTTATAATTATCGTGATGACCTTTGGTATTATGGACAACTAAACAGAACTACTTGGGTAGATGCAGGGGTAAATAGATTCCCATTAGCTACTTCTGGAGGTTATATATACTCACATGAGAATGGGCCTAATAATGGTCAACCACTAGGTGCAGCACCGCTTGCTATTAGTTCTTATATTGAGTCTGCCTTTATGGATATAGATGAGGGTCAATTTTATATGCTAACTAAACGCGTTATACCTGATGTAGATTTCACTGCTTCTCAAACAGTTAATCCTGTGACTGGAGCAACACTTGTTCCCGCAGTAGATATGTCAATTGCGGTTACTAAATTTCCAGGAGCAGAAACACAAACAACAGATGTAGCAGGAGCTACTCTAACTCGTGGGGTAACAACAGCTACAGGAACTATAGACCAATACACTAATCAAGTGTTTATAAGAGCAAGGGGTCGTCAAATGAACTTTAAAATATCATCAAATACAGTAGGCACACAATGGCAACTAGGTGACTCTAGAGTCGATGCTAAACCAGCAGGGATGAGAGGATAATGGCACATATACTACAACCTAAAGCTCCAAACTTAACGCTTCCAACTATAGAGTATAGTGAAGACCAACAGAATCAAATGCAAAATCAGTTACGACTGTACTTTAATCAGCTTGATAATGCTAACAAAGAAGAAATTAAAAACTTACACACAAGCAATGTTATGCATTGGATGGGAATATAATGGCTGGAGAATTTCAAAACTTAACAGGTAAGAAACTAGCTAGGGCAGCTGTGACAGCTACGATGGCTATCGTGTATGAGACTCCTGCTAATACAAGAGCTTACATCAAAGACATTATGGTTACTAATCATAGTGGTGCATCAGGGGCAAGCGGCAACATCTCTGTTCATATAGTAGAAGCGGGCGGCTCTGCAACGTTTGGAAATGTAATTATAGATGAATACATAATAGCTAAACAAGAGTATTTACATTGGTCTGGACTACAGATAACAGACCCCGGAGATACTATACAAGTAGTGTCAGATGCGACTAGACTTTCTATTACAATTTCAGGAGCCGAAGCAGTATAAAACGGTTTATATAAAGGCATATACATGATATTATTAGGGAAAAGATAAGATGGCTGAAATATACAATAACCCAGGAAACATCCAGATAGGGCAAGGTTTTGCCGGTACAGTAGGAGAGTACGCGTCCGATAGGCAGGGCGGCGGAAAACAACCTTATGTAGAATTTGATAGCCCTCAAATGGGGCTAAGAGCTATCTATAAAGACCTTCAATCTAAAGTAAATACTTTTGACGGGAATGTTGCTAAAATTATAAGCAAGTACGCTCCAAACAACGAGAATAAAACTCAAGCTTATATTGATAATGTAATAAAACAAATTGGGTCAGACACTATTACAGCAGATAATATAGATGAAGCTGTAAGAGCTATTGTAAGGCATGAAAATGGAACTAATAGTGAAACTACTAAATATTATTTAGATGACCCCAAGCTTTTAAAAGAAGCTAAAGAATTAGCACAGTATGATATGCCCGCAACTATGACTTATAAAAAAGCAGCGGAAACTTACTTGCCTCAAAAAAGAGTATTTACTGAGGAAGAAGTAAAAGTAGCAGACACAAGTAATAACTTCGCTGAACAATATATGCGAGGAGCTGAGAATGAGATTGAATCTCTTTATGGCAAACGCCCAGAAGAAGTTATTAAGGAAACAGAAACTGTGATAAAAGAAACGCCTAATTTTTATGCAAACCCAAATATAACAGACATACCACGAGACGGGACATATACATTACCCCCCGACCAAATAATTACTCCCTTAATCCGGGAAACTATAGAGGAAGACGTTACAGTGCAACCACAAACAATTAACATGCCAGAAAGAATGCCTTATCAACGCTCCGAAAACGAAAGAATGCAGGAGGCTGCGCGTCGTAGTATGATGCAAGGCAATGAGGAAGAGCGAATGGCTGATTATGAAAATGCGCTATTTCAATCAGGGCTAGGCGGAATGGCAGGAAATCCATACTATCCAGCAAGAATAGTTGAACCTACTCCTCCTCCAATGCAAGCAGCTCAAAGAATGATGGGTGGATATGCTCAAGGTGGTACTGTTAATCAAGCTCAAGGTTTAGCTTCTTTAGGTCGTGGTGGTGACTCAACTCTAGTACACATGCAACCACAAGAA